TTCTTTATATAGGTCCATAATGATCATTGTAGATTTATAATTCATTATAGAATATATATAATTCATTATAAAATAATATTATAAATTAAATAATAACTTTTGTTTCTTTATATAGGTCCATAATGATCATTGTAGATTTATAATTCATTATAGAATATATATAATTCATTATAAAATAATTATAAAATAAATAATAACTTATGTTTCTTTATATAGGTCTATAATGATCATTATAGAATATTATAATATAATTATACAATAATATATAAAAATGATAATATTTGATATATATAAATAATGTCTCCAACTAAAAAGATACCGAAAGAATTACAAGAAGTAATGGAAAATATAAATAGAACTTGTATTGCTATTGCAAATAGAGATAAATTAGATATAAAGTTTAATAAATTAGGATTTTTAGAAGAAAAAGGATTCTATGATAAATATGATCCAAAGTTATTTATTTAATTTTTTTCCATTCAATACTAATAATTGCTATTTTTTCTTTATAAGTAATAGGATTCTCAACCATTTCTTTTAATTTAGCAGATCTAAAAGCCATATATGTAAGTTTTTCAACTTTCACTTCATTTTCAAATATATAATTAACAATATCATCAACAGTTGTAATATTATCAGGAATACTTTTAATTTTATTTATTATTTCTTTTTTTAACATTGAAAGTTACAATAATTATTAATCATTTTTTTTCACAATTATTACGATATTCATCTAACTTCAGTTTTTCACAATGCTTATCTGAACTAAATTGTTTTGTAGTTTCTTTAAAATTTACCATACTAGAAATGTCTTTTGTAATACTCCAGTTTTTAGTAGATGTTTTATAACGTAAAGTATATGTAAATATATTATATTTTATTTTATCATCAACTATTTTATAATATTGAACTTTAACTTTATTACCTCTAGTAGAATAAGATATATTACAAAATCCATAAGCATTATGAACATATAGATCTTTAACAACATATTTATTTTCACTATCAGTTAAATTTACTTCAGTTGGAAATTTAGAATTATCATAATAATCAATAAGATCTTGATTAGCACCACCAGATCCACATATAACCATACACATTTCAGAATTTAATATTTCAGAATGTAATTTACAAATTTGAAAATTATGAATATCTGCACACAAATATATAGACTTATATTCAAGAAAAATATCTAAGAATTTATATATAGCTTCAATTCTTTCATCTTTTTTAGATGATGATTTTGATTTAAAATATAATTCAGATACATTTTTAACTGATAAACCTTTTTTATCTTTTAATCCAGCAAAAGGATGATGTCCAACAATAAATAATAAATCAATTTTATTTCTTTTTAATATTTCTTCCTTTAATTTTCTATTAACAGTTTCTCTATATTTATTAATAGTATTTACATCACTTTCAAACACATTTGTATTCAAATATAAAAAAAATATACCTTTTGATTTCATTACTATATGAGGAATACAAGTATATAATGATACATTTTTATTTGTAATAACATCAATATTAGTATTATTACGAAATTTACTATTAATATAACTATTCGTAAAAAAATCAAGTTCTACAGGATAGTTCTCTAATATTTTTTTAATAATAAAAGCTTGAACTTTAACTTTACAACCTAATTTTTCACAAAATAAATGTAAATTTTGTAAAGTTTTAATTTTTCCAGTATCAATTGGTAATTCTAAAGAATCTTCAGTAATATCATGATTACCTAAAACAATATCGACATCTTTAGATACTTCAAATAATAATTCATAACCTGTTTTTAAAACATATGTTGAATAATATTTTTCAGTTTTTTTATCAGTTTTTTTATCAGTTTTTTGATTATACCAATTATCACCAGCTAAAACAATAGGTTTTCCTAAATTCGATAATTTTAATAATTCTAAAACAATATTTCTATGTATTATATCATCAGAACAATTAATATTATTCCAACAACCAAAGAATATAAATTCATTAGATTTTTCTACATTACTTGAAGAAGATGATTTTTCTCTAATTGGTAAAGATTTAACTTTTTTATCAAAATTAGTATATAATACTTGTTTATTTAATAAAGATAATGATTTAGGTTTTATTGTCATTTTATAATATATAAAACATAATTAATTGATAATCAATAATGAATCCATTTGAAAAACAAACTGTAGTAATAGGTGAATATTCTATAAAAGATATAGTAAAAAGTAATAAAAAGGTAGAGGATGTTTGGAATATTAAAAGTGATAAAGCCCGTATTCTTTTTTGCGGAACTTATCCAATAGGAACAACAAATGGTTATTCAAAGATAACATATTATACATCAAAATATTTGGGTAAATATGAAGATGAAATAGAATTATCAATATGGGGATTTCAAAATTATAAACAAACATCGGGAGCTATAAGGAATGATATACCATCAAATGTAAAATTAATAGATCCATTACAAATTGAAAAAGATAATAATATACAAGGTAGTGGATTTGGTGAAAAAGTAATAGGTCAACATTTAAAAGAAAATGCATATGATATTATCATTATTTTTAATGATAGTATGATCACATCTGCTGTAACCGCAAATATAATAAATGAAATGCATCAATATAGATCAAAATTTAAATTAATATCATATATGGATCAAGTTTATATGTTTCAAAAACCAGATTATATCAATTTATTAAATAAACATTTTGATGCTATAATTGCTTTTACACCATTTTGGAAAGATAATACTTATAGAATTGGAATTCGTAAAGATATGCCAGTATATGTATATAAACATGGATTTGATGATAAATTATATTTTCCAATACCAAAATCTCATTGTCGTTATTATTATGATTTACCTCAAGATGCTTTTATAATAGAATCAACAAATCGTAATCAACCAAGAAAAGCTTGGGATATTGCAATAATATCTTGGGCTTTATTTGTAAAAAGACATTATATTGCAAATGTAAAATCTAAAGGTATTAAACAAGATTTTAAAACAAATCATCATACAAAAAGACCAATAATATTTGCAATAGGGACTGCAGACGAAGGACATTGGAATTTAATGAGTGTTTTAGAACATGAATGTAAATTAATTGATTTAGATTTTGAATATGCTAAAAAAACATTGTGGTTTATTGATAATGCACAAAAGATATCAGATCGTGATATTAATATTTTTATGAATGTATGTGATGTTAATTTTGCACCAGTTCATGCTGAAGGTTGGGGATTAACTTGTAGTGAAAGTTTAGGTGTAGGAAAAGCACAAGTCGCATCATATGTTGGTGGTCATAAAGAATTTATGAATGATACTATATCAACTTTAATTAAACCAATATTACATAAATATGGAGAATTAAATAGTAAAATGAAAGGAATTGGAACAATTGATGAAATATGTTTGCCAGAAGATTTTATGGAAGGTTTATGGAAATATTTCAGTAATCCTGATTTATGTGAAAAACATGGTAATCGTGGTAGAAAACATATATTAGATAATTATAACTGGAATAAAGTTGTTAAAGATTTTAAAAATGATGTTTTAGATAAAATTATAAAAAAATGATAACAATAAATTAATACCTTATAACCAATGTCATATGAAAATAAATGTTGTTATATTTCTCATATAATCGGAAAACATTCACAACTATATGATACAACAATATTAAATGATATTAAAGAAATTAATATTATAAAACAATTTATATATTCTAATTTTCCTATTTATTTAGAAGATAATCTTCTAATTAAAAATATAAATCTAGATATTAAAGAACATATATGGTATAAAATATTAAATACAGAATTAGTTGAACTTCAATTAATTAAACCAAAAGTTAGAGTAAATACAGAAAAGTTTTTACCTAAAAAAGAAAAGTTTAATATTATATATTCTGCAATTAAAAATTCAAATAAAAATAATACAACGGTTGAAACTGAATTACAATTATTTTACAATAATATTAATGATGATTATATAAAAAACTTAGCATATTATATGTCATTATCTTCCTATGTATTTTTTTAATTTATATAAATGGATTATATCCTACACCATGATAATTAGATACTAAAGTCATAGTAGAATAAAATTCACTAATATTATTACAAAATAATTTACGTTGTGTATGTATAATTCTAACAATATATTCAGCTTCAACCATATCACGAATAGCACCTGATGATTGTAATATTGTTCTATTTGTTTCTGTATAATCAAAGAAAGCTTCATTTTTATTATCAATATTGTATTTATCTTCTATAGATAATAAATCATATTTTTTTAGAAATAAATATGTTATCTAAAATTTTTTTATATCTTTAGATTTTTTAAGAATCGGTAATTCCATCTGCTTAGACGTTATTAATTAATTGTATTATAATTATAAAATTAAATTATTTATATTATAATAATAAAATTAAATTATTTATATTATAATAATAAAATTAAATTATTTATATTATAATAATAAAATTAAATTAATTGTATTCCATTTATTATATATGCTGTAGCTATCATATAATAAACTAATACATTTTTATTACTTTCATTCATATAATAACAATGATATTCAATTGTTTCACTAATATTTTTACTAATCATATTTTGATAACAGTAATTTAAGAAATCAGTTTTAAATTTTTTAGTAGCATAATTAAACATTATATTTTTTATATTTTTATTGAAATCGGTGTGATTAACATATTTTTTTGATATATCTTTTATTAATTCATCAAATACTTCAATTTCATCAATATTATTAATATATATTAAGTTTTCTTCTGTAAAATTTTCTAATTCATTTTTTTCAGTATTTATTACATCTTTGTGTATAAAATTTAATAAATTATGAATACGAATATTTTTACATAATTCATATTTTTTAGAACAACACATACACGTCATTTTATATAAAAACTAATATATAAAGTTATCATTTTTTATAAATAAATAATTTTTATTGAATAATAATTTTCATACGTCATTCATTTCTATAGTTTTAATCTTTTGTGTATATATTTTGTAGTATTACGAAAAAATCAGCTTCGCCTTCCCTACCAATACTTAAATATAAAATGATCTAATTTTATTTTTAAATAGAAATCCTTAACTGATAAACATTGTTCATTACGATATTTAATTAAACGGGTTTTGTGTCTTCTTTCAATATTTTAACTAACTCTATATCTGCTATATTAACTAATTAAAAAAAATATGTTCTTTGTTAACTTGATAATATCAAATATCTTTATTATTTGAATGTTTCATTTTTATATATCACAATTTTTATTTATAAATTACTAGCAAATTTATAAATCTCTGCTTTTTCTTCAGGTGTTATATCATTTTTAATATTAAATCTTTTACGGACATTATTAGCAGTATTGCATTTTTTTACAATATTTGCAACTTCATTACATGCTAATTCAAATAAATTATTTATATCTAAAAAATTAGATGCTTCAATAATTTGAAATAATATATCATCAGTTAAATCAAAAAAATTATTATTCCAACGAATTATAGAATCAGTATCTACATTATTATTTTTAAAATCATTATGTTTATTTAAAAATAGTATTATTTCTTGTAAAATTATTAATGTACATGCTTTATTATTTAATTCAATAATTTCATTATGATTTGGTAAATTATTAAAAAAAACAGAATAACATATTAGATTATTAGGAAAATCAATAATTTTCTTATCATAAGTTAAAATTTGCATTTACTTATGTTAATATATAATAAAAATAATTTTTTATATTGTTTTATTCATATACCAAGAACTGCCGGAAAAACAATAAGAAATAATATTAAAAAAGATGCACATATTGTTAAAGAATATATAGGATGTAAAAATAAGTTTGATTATTTTCATATTTCTTATGCATTAAGAAATAAGTTTTGTAATTTTAATAAAGTTTTGTATCATACATATGTTCGTAATCCATATCAAAGAATAATAAGTTCATATTTTTATAAAAATCCAAATAATTCAATTGTAGATTTTCGTATATTTATTAAAAATATATTAAAATATATGGATTTATCGCAATATAATTTATATTTAATTTACTATTACCCGTGTTATTTTTTCATATATGAGACAATAAATAAATTACCAGAAGATATTATTATTGAAAAAATTGAAAATCATAAAGATATTAAAATAAATGAATATAATTTAACTACATATTATGATGAAGAATGTATTTCAATTATCAATAATATTTATGAAAAAGATTTTGAATTATTTAATTATGAAAAAACATTAGTATATTTTTAACTCATAATACTTTTATTGTTATCTATTTTTTTATTATTAAAAATATACAATTTATTTGTAATATTCTTTCTTTTACCCAATATTACTTCTTCTAATGGTGCTAAAGAATCTAAAGAAATAGATTGTGGTTTAATTTTAGGGGCTTTAGTTTCTTTATGTTCTATAGAATATTTATGATCTTTATGATCTTTAAGATCTTTATGATCTTTAAGATCTTTATGATCTTTATATTCTATAGAATATTTATGATCTTTATGATCTTTAAGATCTTTATGTTCTATAGAATATTTAAGATCTTTATATTCTATAGAATATTTATGATCTTTATGATCTTTAAGATCTTTATGTTCTATAGAATATTTAAGATCTTTATATTCTATAGAATATTTATGATCTGTAGAATATTTATGATCTTTATGATCTGTAGAATATTTAAGATCTTTAAGATCTTTATGATCTTTATGATCTGTAGAATATTTATGATTTTTATGATCTGTAGAATATTTAAGATCTTTAAAATTCATAGAATCTTTTTTGGAATCTAATAATTTAAAAGGTATAAGTGTTTTATCATTTTTCATAATTTAATATTGATGTATATATAAATATGACAACAATCTTAAGTATAAATGAATTATATAATATAAAAAAAAATATAGACAAAAATCATATTAAAACATACAATAAAGTGGTAGAACTTTGTAATAAAAAAATAAAAAGGATAGCAGAACATAATGGTTATTCAACATTTTATTCAGTTCCTTATTATATAATAGGATATCCATTGTTTAATGTAGAAGAATGTATAAAACATTTAATGCAATTATATAAAAAATCAGGTTATATAGTAAATAGATTACCAGAACCAAATAGAAATATATTATATATATCTTGGGATCCATCGGAAATTACTAAAACAAAAAAAATAAAAACGTTAGGAATTAATTAAATTTAATATATCTAATTTCTTTTTGTATTGGTTCAATAGTTTTTTTATCATTTTTATTTTTACTGCTCATATTTTTAGAAATTTCAGTATAATTATTAACAATATATTCATAAATATAATTTTTAAAGAACCATCTAAATAAGTTAAGTTGTCCAATAGTAGTTTCAATAACTTCTTTATCTGAAATTTTATAATTAATACGTTCGTGTCTTCTAAAAGGATCAAAATACATTTTACTAAATGACTTTAATTGTGCACGATAATCTATATACATATTAAATTTACGCAAACTAGCTGCTTTTTTAATATTATCTGGTAAAGTCTTAAATATTTTTTTATTATCATCATCAATCCAATATTGTATATTATTATTTTTAGCAAAATGTGTTAATAACCAATCAATTAATCGTAAAGATATAAAGTTTTTACCGAGGATTATATTTTTAAATTGTTCTAAATGTTTAGGATTATTTTTGAAGTATTTGGATATTGATGATAATAAAAGTGTTTTACCCGTTAAGTTATCCATTATAGATTTTGAACAAATTAATGTTTATATTCTTTTTTTTAATTTTCCCAATAAGGCTGAGAACCAATTTCCATATCTCTACGGTTGGTATCTGGACCAATTGTAGAAATCATCCAAGGACTTACAGGTTTTACCGGATTTGGTGGTTCAGAACGTAATTGTAAATTAGGATTACGTAGAGAATTTTGAACAGTATTAACCCCAACAGTCCAACCAGCAGTTAATAAATTTTGATCTTCAATTGCTCCACCGGTTGTAGGATTCATACTAGACCATTTGGAATTAGTTGCATCTAAATCAGCAGGTAATAAATCTTTAGCGGTTAAACTACTACGTGGATAGCAACTAGCTTCCGGATCAGTATTTGCATTAACTTTACTTTCATTATTGGAAGCAATTTCGGTGTATGCGGGTTGTTCAGGATCAGCGGGTGAATATTTAAGATCATTTGTCATTCCTGAACTATTTATAACATTTTGTTCATTGTATACATCTGCATTTGAATTAGCATTGTTAAAATTTTCATAATTAAAGACTTTGCATTTAGAGTTATATGCTTGAAATAATAAAACTAAGAGTAATAAAAGTATTAGAAGAGCAAAGTATAAAACAAGTTTGTTGTTATCTTCCGCCATATTATATTTTATCTAATATAAGATAAAAACTTTTGATTAATGCTTCAAAATCTTTAGTATCATATATTTTTATAAGATCTTTTTTAGTATCTTTTAAATATTCAATTTTATTGTCAATTTTTTCAATTAATCTTTCATATTTAATATCAAATAATTCATCAATATTTTGTATATCATCGTTATTGGATTCAATTTTCTCAATATTACGAACTAACCATCTAACATAAAAACTATTATTTTTAATATAAATACCAATCAATTTAATAGTAATATTCTGTAAACAATTGATATTTTTATTTTTAATTAAATCATCTAAATCAACATAACCTTCTAATTTTGGAAAATAATCCGAATGTAAAATAATATCTAAAGTATTATCTTGTTCATTAAAACAAGGTAAATAATTATCAATTATATCTTGATATTCAAGATTATTATGAAACCATTTTTTATTATTTTTAATTACAGTATCAAGAGATAACTTTTCAATCATAGATAATATTTTTTTATCTTTATTTTCATTAATTTTTAATGTTATTACAAATTTCTTAGATGAATTTGCAATAATACTTATTATATCAATATTTTCTAGAGTTAAAACATAATCATTAATAGGGGTTGAGATATAAAAATCGCTTCTTTTTGTTATTGCGTTAAATGATATCATTTTAATATAAATAAAATGTTAAGAAAATTATGACTACTACGCATAATAAACCATATACAGAAATTATTATGAACTTTATAAAAAAAAAATTACTTGAAAGTGATTTTAAAGATCTTATACAACATCAAATGTTATATATTTTAATACCTATTATTATATCTATTGCTATTTTAAATTTCTTAACAACATTAGGTGCCATGTTTATTTTCTATACATTTGCTGTTAAAAAATAATTATCTTTTATCACTTTATCATATTTTAAAATATGTTTAAAACTTTTTGTAACTGTTACTTCACTAACACCACATATATTAGCTATATATTTTTTAGAAATATCTAATGAATTATTATTACAATAATAATAAATTATTCCAGCAGCAGAACTAGTAGGTGAATTATCTCTTAATATATCTTCTTCATATAAATATTTTGATAATTTAACACAAATTGATATATCTTGTTGTGACATACTTAATTGAGAACCAAATCGTGAAATAAATTCATGTGGAGATGAAGATAATACATTCATAGGATTTAATTTTTGAAATCTAGCATTACCTTTTGTTAATGTTATAGGTGTTATTTCAAACATTTCCGAAATTTCTTTAATACTACGAGGAACATTGTTTATTATACAAGCATAATAAACACAAGAAGCAATTAATCCATCATTATTATCACCTCTAGATATCTTTAAACTTGATACTTTTTTATACATTATCTTTGCATCATATAAAACCTTACCAGATATACCTTTATTATTTGTATTATTAGTAAATCTTTCAAATACATTTAATAATTTACGTTCGCTATAAGGCATACTAGTCCAAGTTTGTAATTTACGAATACAATGTAAATCTTTACTATCACGCATTGTTTTTCCAATTATAGAACCCAATGATGATTTTGGTAATAAAGCATTTGTAGGTAATCCACATCTAGAAGGATCAGCAGATTTATTATCATCTCCGTTATAATATCTCCATTCGGCTGAACAATCAATAACATTATCAATAATATTATAACAATTTGTACAAGTTAGAAGATTATCATCTTTAATAAATTTATCACAATGACAACAAGCACAACTTATTTCTGTTGGTAATACTTGATCAGTTATATTAACGTTATCCATAAGATTCCAAAGTTCATCTTCATTCATTATTAAATAGATAAAATATATATTTTATATCATTTTTTTATATTATATTTATATTGCTTAATAAGTTATTTGCAAGATTTTCTGGAATATAATTAAAATCAATTAATTTCATATTATCATTAAATTCATTTAATAATTTATTATCTTCCAACCATTCATATATTTCTTTAACAGGTTTTTTTATTAAATTACTTGCATTTACTTTTGTTATTTTACCTACACGCTTAATATTATCAGATTTATCACCCGTTAATGCTTTATAAATTGTATAATTCTCAATATTATGCTTTATTGTTATATCTTTTAATTGCATATTAACTATAATTGTATTTGGATTTTGTAATTGAACATAATCACTATCATTTGTTATTATTATTGTATTTATTTTATTTGTAATTTGTTTATGAATTAAAGCTATAACATCATCAGCTTCAAGATGATCACTACTTATTAATTTTAATTTATATTTTGTTGCTAATATTGTTTTAAAGTAATCAAAAATATTTTTATTGAAATTTGGGTTATCTACACGGTTTTGTTTATAGCAATTTAATAATTCATTTCGCCATATTGTTGATCTAAAGCAATCTACGCCAAAATAGATGTTTGATTTTATAGTTTTGAATTTTTTACTTAATTTTTTTAGATCATTTTCTAAGTGTCTTTCAAAACTTTCTAGAAAATCAATTTCTTCACTATTTGATTGAAAACTTATCCATTTTGATGTTGCAAAGTATCTATAAAATATATAATAACTACAATCAACAAGAATAATAGGTTCTTTTGTGATTTTAATATCAAACATTTATTTAATGTTATATGAAAAATGATATCATTTTTTAAATGATTTTAAAATGTATTTTAATAAGAATCTAAAAGTATTAATTAAAGAATTAAGAATACACAAAGATATTATTAAATTTAAAGATAGTGTTATATCTAATTATAATGCTACATTTTTTAATAATGGTAATACATATTTTCTTATTACATTTAATGATTATATTTCATCTTGTATAAAAAAACATAAAGTAAATGGTGATAAAATTGAAAATGATATTATAACTATATTTAATGAAGATTGGCGTTTATTATCTTTAGATATTGTTAAAAATTTTGAACCAAATCATTGAAAATTAAACCATTTTTGATATTAAAGTAATATAAATAAATGAAAATTATATTGAGTAAATATAATTTTCTTTTTAACCACTTGTTATTCTAGAGAGATACCTCTGGCTTCGCTACCGCAAGTATTAGAAAATATAGTAATTATATAAACACTTGAAAGTAGTTTTTTAAGTGATCATCACCATATGATATCACCTATTATTAAATATCAACAATTAAATTTATATTATTATACTTTAGTTTGAAAACTGTCTATAAAAACCTTAAAATATTATCATAAAGTGATGATAGTATAGATTGGTTAGTATAGAATTCTATATTATTATTACATTCTTGAAGCATTGTGTCACATTTTAAAGTTTCAATAGTGTAAATAATTATATATTACAATTTTTATTATTTAACACTAAAATTATTTATTTAACACTAAAAACATTTATTTAACACTAAAATTATTTATTTAACACTAAAAACATTTATTTAACACTAAAATCATTTATTTAACACTAAAATTATTTATTTAACACTAAAATCATTTATTAATAATAAATAATTCTTATATACTTTTATAAGAATCATAATATACTTTTATAAGAATCATAATATACTTTTATAATACAATATAATTCCTAATTATACAATATAATTCCTAATTATACAATATAAATGATAGTTCTTATTTATGTTTTATCTATTTTATATATATTAGCATATTTTATTCATAAGTTTTTAAAAATATGGTTATCAAATTCAATAGAATTAAACAAAAGAATTAACAACCGTATTATATATAAAACAGTATTAAAAGCTTTAGATATTATCTTACAAAATATTCTATTATTACAAATAGCTGTCGTAATATTCGTCGTTATATCTTGCTTTCTAGTTTTTATTTATATTTATTATAGATTCCTATTAGTTCCAATATCTAAAGTTTGGCCAATAGGATGTGAATTATATAAAATGTTATCTTTCTTTCCAATAGCAAATATAAAACAACTTGGTATATTTAATTTTTTGGATAATATAATATTTAGTGGTAAATTTGCATCAGGTATTGTTGTTAATATTATATTAGAATCTACGGTTAAAACTTCCGTTCCATCAAATATGTATGAACAAATTAAAGCATCAATATTAAGAGATTCTAAATTTAGTCTTGAAGATATTTGCGGTGATACTGAAAAACAATTAGAAAAAGCAGAATTTAAAAGAAAATTCAAATTATCACATGAAGATATGATCAATCTAAAAAAAGAAGCTTTAATTAAACAATGTACTGATTCGCAAATGCAAAATTCTTTAGTAAATGAAGATAATAATTTAACAAAGGATATTAAAAATAAATTATTTAAAAGTGTATGCACTGCAACATATAGTGGTTTATAATAATATAAAAAATGAATTATATTACATTAAATATATATAATGATAAAAAAACTTACTAAACAACTTGAAGAACTTCAAATTAAGAATGATAATCTTACTAAACAACTTGAAGAACTTCAAATTAAGAATGATAATCTTACTAAAATTAATGTAGATCTTACTAAACAACTTGATAATTTTACTAAAATAGACAATAAACCTACTATAAATTGGACTAAAAATAAATTAATAACCATAAATAACGCATCACCATTAAGATATCCTGGTGGTAAAACAAAAGCTTGTAATAAACTTTACGATATCTTAACAACATATTTTGATTTAAGTAAATTTAAAACAATCATATCACCTTTCTTTGGTGGAGGATCTTTTGAATTTTATTTACAAAATACTTTTCCTAATTTACACATTGTTGCTAATGATAAATTCACACCCTTATACAATTTTTGGAACACTTGCAAAGATAATAAAGATAGATTATGTAAAGAACTTTATCCATATATTAATACTATTACTAAAAATAAATTCCAAGATCTACGTAATAAAATAGTAACAGAAACAGACCCATTAAAACAATCCATAATGTTTTTCATAATTAATAGATGTTCTTTTAGTGGTGCTACATTATCAGGTGGTTTTTCATTAGAATCTTCCACAAAAAGATTTACAACAACGTCTATTGAAAGAATATCTAAATTAAATTTAAATCGTTTTACTATAACAAATATGGATTTTGAAGAATTCTTAAAAAATAATAATTCTATAATATTCTTAGATCCTCCATATTATCTTGAATCTAAATCAAATTTATATGGTAATAATGGTGATCTTCACGAACATTTTGATCATATTAAATTACATAAATGTTTATCAAATAAAAATAATTGGATAATGACCTATAATAATTGTAATTATATTAAAGATTTATATAAAAATTATAAAATTATTGAAACTGATTGGAATTATGGAATGAATAAATCCAAAAAATCTAATGAAATTGTTATTATATGTTATAATTAGATAAATATGGATTATTATGAATTATTTTTTACATTTATTGTATCATTATTTGTTGTATTAACTATTATGACATTAGTGTGGCACGTTAATTATAGTAAAGCAGTTAAATCATCTAGATGCTATAAACCTAATACTTATAAAGATAAAATTAGTTTAGTTGCTAAAGATAAATATGAAAATCCTATGTATAGAATTAAATATGATCTCAAAAAACGTAAAGCACAAATAAAATGTGCCTGTAAAGAAGGTAATATTAAAAATAATTTCGATATTAAATATTTTGATATTAATAAATATAAAGATGAAAAAAGAAAATTAGCCTGTTCGTGTTCTGAAGAATTTGATTTTATTGATGAACTTAATACATATTATTATGGAACACCTGGATTAGTCCGTTATATGGAAACAAGTGATATCAGTGTATTCGATCCTGCTTATGAAGAATAATTATAAATTATTACTTAAAATAAAACTTATAATACATATCAAAAATTATGACTTATTTAATAACAAAACACGATTATAAACATTTACACGCAATATCTGGATTAATAGCAATTTTAAATTTTATTTATAACATTTATAATTTAATTTTTTATAATTCAAATAAATTAAATATTTATTTAGTAGCAAATAATTTATTTTTAGCTCTTTTATCTTTACAATTTAAATTACCTGAAAAAAGAAATTTAGATAAACCAATGATATGGAAAGAATTTAGATTACATTCTATTCTTTTTACATTTCGACATACATCAATTACAATATTATCATTACTTAAATTAGATTATTATATAGTAAAACATTTTATTATAATTATTACATTATATTTAGCTGATTTAATTACACAAAAATATGGAAATAATGAAATTAGAACAACAAATTATATGCCTTATAGCAATGATTTAGATCAAGATTCTATAATTAAAATTAAAAGATCCTATACAAAAAAACAATTTGGTGCTACGATCTTTTGTATTTTAAATTCAACTGATTGTAATTATTTACCATTATATGGAATACAATCTGCACCATTTATGATGACATTAGTAAGAAAAGGTAAAGTTAATACGAAAATGTATCATATTATTTATTCATTGAGTTTGCAATTACCATTTTATTTATATTTTATTTTTATTAGAAAATTACAATTTGGTATAAATGATTTAATATTTGCTATATATTATAAAATAATATATGATTTACGTATTAAATTTAAATTAAATAAATATATTTTATGGAATATAACTTTACCTATTTTTTATTATATATATTATTATAATACTTTATCAAATTATAATTCAAATTATTTATCTTATTTTATTATTATAAGACAAATTATAATTGATTATAATATCTATAAAAAATTATATATTACTAAAATAATTTATAATTGATTATTATAATCTATAAAAAATTATAATATCTATAAAAAATTATATATTACTAAAATAATTTATAATTGATTATTATAATCTATAAAAAATTATAATATCTATAAAAAATTATATATTACTAAAATAATTTATAAATATTTCATAATTTCTATATTGTTTCATATCCACGATCATTTATTGCTTTCTCTAATATTCCTTTTGTTTTTATTATTTCTTCTGGTAAAATATGAGAAATCTCTTTGTTTTCTACTCGTTTCCAAATACAACAGAAGTCTTTCCATTCTGTTCCTAATATATTAAATGTTTCTACTACTTTTACCGGAAACACAGGTTCATTTACAACTTGAATACCGGACCAATAAGCAAGTGCTTGACCTGCATCAGCATAAAAACGATAATTGTCAGTAACATATGGATGATATGGACCACTTGATGGTGAATTTACATATATAAATCCATCTTCTTTTATGATCCTTGTCATTTCTTTGAAAGTCATCCAAAAACAAGGATCATGTTCAAATGCTGAATTAGATATTATGTAATCAACACTAGAATCATTAAAAGGTAATTTATCACCTAATTTTATTACTATATCAACTGATTTATCTTCTACAATATCCACACAAATATATTTTAACCCTTTGTTTTCATAATATTCCCTTAAAGATCCATTTACATCTTGACCACCTACATCAATTACAAGTTTATCAATTTTATCAAGTTTAGTAAAATCAATATAGGTATTTGCAAACTCTTCTCCTGCTACTAAAGATGTTATATGCATTTTTATATATATTTATATAAAAATGATTATATAGTTTTAATAACTTATATTAAATAAAATAGAGTCAAAAAAAATGCAAGAATATGATAATAAGAATACAAAGAAAGAATTATTAGAAAAATGTAAAGAATTAGGTATTACAAAACATAGTTCAAAAAATAAAACAGAACTAATTAATTTAATTAATAAAACTATAAACGATAAATATTTTAAACTTAATATGATTGATTTATTTGCAGGAACAGGCGCTTTTTCATTAGCATTTGAAAAAAAAGTGAATGTAATATTTGCAAATGATATGATGACATACTCTAAAAAAATATACGATGAAAACTTTGATCATAAATTAACATTGCAGGATATTAATAAAATTAAAAATAAAGATATACCATCACACGACATATTAACAGGAGGTTTTCCTTGCCAACCATTTAGTATTGCAGGACTACAAGAAGGATTTAAAGATCAAAGATCAAATGTTTTTTGGAAAATATTATCAATAATTGATTATCATAATCCAAAGTGTATTATATTAGAAAATGTTAAAAATATTTTATCACACGACAAACAAAAAACATTTAATACAATTAAAAATAATCTTGAAAAAAGAGGTTATAATATATGTTATAAAGTTTTAAATACATCATCTATTACTGATATTCCACAACATAGAGAAAGAATCTATATTGTATGTATTAAATCAAAAGAAATATTTGATAAGTTTAACTTAGATTTTCCTACAGTTCAAAAGAAAAAAATAACTGATTTTCTTGAAAATAATATTCCTTTGAAGTATTATTATACAGATAAATCAAAAATTTGGAAAATTTTAAAAGAAAATGTTATTAAAACAGATACTGTCTATCAATATAGAAGAGTATATGTAAGAGAAAATAAAAGTAGTGAATGTCCTACTTTAACAGCTAATATGGGTAGTGGTGGTCATAACGTTCCTATTATTCTTGATTCAAAAGGTATTCGTAAATTAACACCAAGAGAGTGTTTTAATCTTCAAGGGTTTCCATCATCATATAAATTACCAGATTTAAGTGATTCAAGTTTATATAAACTTGCTGGAAATGCAGTATCAGTTCCAGTAGTTAAACTTATAGCAAATAAACTTATTCCGTTGTTAAACTAGTTATAGGATTATATGTAAATATATTTTCAATTGTTCCTTCATATATTATATCACAATCAGTGCATATAGTTTTGTATAAAGATTTCCAAATTATACGAGGTCTTCTATTTAATTTTATTTGATCTTCAAATGTTTCATTTTTATTTAATTTTATTTGTTTCCATTTATCACTTGTAGGAATCAAAGAACATTTATAAAGCACAATATAATTATCAAACGATTTTCTAGCATCAAGAAAATATATAACAGTCCAGTTAGAATTTGGAGAAAATGAAATAGGTGCATCACTATCACTAGCAAAACATTTTACTTCTATTTTTTTTTCTATTTGTGAATATAAATCACCTGATTTACAATCCCATATTGTTGTTTTATCATTTAATTTATTGTGAATTATAAATTTTACAATATTTTCACTTAAACCTTCTGGAAAATTACAAGCTCTTATTTTTTTACTTAAATTTAGTTTTTCATTTATTTTATTAATTGCAATAAGATAAGTTCTAAATGCAGAATAATGTTCTTGTAATATGTTTTCAGTATAACTATCATTAATATCTTTAGTAAGCTTAGTATCATTACTATTCTCAGTATCTTTAGTATCATCAGTAAGTTTAGTATTCTTAATAAGCTTAATATCCTTAGCAAGCTTAATGTCTTTAGTATCTTTAGGTTTGTTAGTATCTGTTTTGATACTGATAGTAGCACCTTTCATATTTTTAATATTAATAGTTGAAGTATCACCAATTTCTTTCTGTTGTTTCATTGTTTTTCTAGCAATAGTAAGTAATTTGCTTAAAACTTTTCTAATATCACTACAATCATTAAAATCTATATTTTGAATAAGAGTAATATAGTATTTATGTATCAAAGTATTGTTGTTTGTCATAATAATAATATAAAATTATAATATGTTATCATTTTTTCAATATTTCTTTAATATCTTTTTTTTGTTCTTCCGTTAATGTAGGATATTCTACATTAAACTCAATAAATAAATTACCTCTTCTATCTGTTCCTTGTATCGGCATACCTTTACCTTTAAATTCATATTTCTTATTTGGATGCACTATGTTAAATTGCGATGTATTAAATGTTATTTTATCTTCATCCATAATATTAAAATGAATATTAGCTCCACATAATGAAGATACAAAATCTATTTTTATTGATGAATATAAATCATCTTTATTACGTGTAAAAGCATCATTATTCATTATTTCAATGTTAAATACTAAATTACCTGGCTTTTTATTCCTTACTTTTGGTTGCTCTCCACATCCATCTATACAAATTTTATTATTATTATGTATTCCTTTCGGTATATTTAATTCTAAAGTTTTTTCAATTTCATATGCAGATTCTTCTAAATTCTTTGATCCTGAACCATCACACGTTTTACATTGCATTTCAAACACTTGTTGAAATACACCCATATTACGTATATTCTTTATTCTACCCATACCATTACAATCATCGCAACTTTTTAATTTATCTAAATTAAAAGCTTTTAATTTAATCTTCAATGTTTTTTTAACACCTGTAAAAGCATCACGTAATGTTATTTTATAAGGTTTTAGTATATCATTGCATTTTTGTGGTTGTTGCTGTCCACCACCTCTTCTACCAAAAAAATGTGAAAATATATCTTCGTGATTGCCATTAAATCTATGTCCATTAGATCCACCACTATCATATTCTTGTTTTTTCTTAGGATCACTTAAAACATCATATGCATTTGATATTTCTTGAAACTTCTTTTCATCCCCACCTTTATCAGGATGATTTTGAACTGCTAGTTTTTTATATGCTCTTTTAATATCATCTGCAGATGCTGATTTTTCTAATCCTAAAATTTGATATAAATTAGTCATACTTATGTTTTCTTAATAATCTTTATGTGCATTTAGATTATTGAAAGTTTTAATAATTTAAATATGTAAATATGAAAAAAACTAAATTTAAATTAATTATTAATTCAGATTCTTATAGAATATATGTAAATGATGGAATTGAATATTGTAGATTTAAGAAAAAATATTATCCACTTGATCAAATTGAAAATGTAATTAATTCTTATAAAATTGGTGGTGTTCCTCCGGAAATTAGCATTGATGATATAAAAGAATTTATTGAATCTCTAAATTCTGTAAAGCCATTTTCATCATCAACACAAAACATATTTACGAGATATTATAATTCCTATACTAATGAGGAGAAATATAGATTATTCATTGAAGTAATAAAAAAATATAGATTAACTAATGGAAAAACCCTAACTGATCCTGTTAACCCAACTAAAACAGAAATAAAAGAGAATCTTCAATCTTTTTTTAATTCAGTTTTTAATGAAGGTAGTCTTCCTAAATCTACTACTCTTGACGGATTAAAGAGACATTTAGATAAATTAAAAAAATTATATAAAACTGATAAAATTGGAATTAAAATAGATAATATTAAAACTATTAGAGGCTATTTAGTAGATAGTAAGAAAACAAACAGTATTGTAGTTTTATTTAATGATTGTTTTAAACAATCAAATGGAAGTTTTTTTACTTTTAACGATATTATTTTAAATATAATATTTTTTTTATATAAAATTGTTTTTATACATCAAGATAAAATTCAACTACCCGACATTTCTGAATTAAATATTAAAATAAATAATAATATCATCAGAATGATAAATATAAATACTAAATTATTAAAAATTCAAGATATATTAACAATAATAGAAGATAAAACTAGAGATATTCTTTTATATAATAACGAAGAAAGTAAAGAAATTAGTTTATTTGATTTACTAGATTACTATAATAATTTTACTAATAATATTACAATTTTTTTAAACGATTTAAACAATAAATGGTTGAATACATCAAGTGCAAACAGTGGCGAAACTAACTCATCAGATCCAGATAAAGTAGTATATGATTTTTTGAATGCAGTTTATGGTGAAACAGACATAAAAGGAACCTATATAGATAGAATTAGCAGACTAAATACCATTATTACAGATTTAGAAAAAAAACACAAATGTATGATAATTAAAGAATGTATTAATTCAAATAATACAAAAGTAGATAAAATCAATACATTAATACATGAAATTAATAATGAAAGTGCTACAACAGATTTAAAAAAAATAAGAAAAAATATTGCTCAATTACTATTTTATTTCGATATGGAATTTTCTCAATTACTAACTTTTAATGTAAAAGTAACAAATCAAGAATCATTGGAAGAAATTGATATAACAGTTGAACATAATACTGTTACTAATACTGGTCATATTGTGTCTATATTAATAAACAGAATAGAAGAGCATAATAATAAATATACTGTAGAAATAAAAGAAAAAATAGACATAGAAAATTGTAGTGACTTACAAGATCAAGAGATTAAAATTATAAGTAATCTAGAAATAAAAGATTCTAAAGATTATATATTTAATATATTCAAGAACGAAATACCAATACCACCACAATTAATAACAGCAAATCCATCAAGTGCAACTTTAGAACAAGACGAAATACAAATACCACCACAATTAATAACAGCAAATCCATCAAGTGCAACTTTAGAACAAGACGAAATACCAATACCACCACAATTAATAACAGCAAATCCATCAAGTGCAACTTTAGAACAAGACGAAATACAAATACCACCACAATCAATAACAGCAAATCCATCAAGTGCAACTTTAGAACAAAAAGAAATACAAATACCACCACAATCAATAACAGCAAATCCATCAAGTGCAACTTTAGAACAAAAAGAAATACAAATACCACCACAATCAATAACAGCAAATCCATCAAGTGCAACTTTAGAACAAGACCCAAAAGAGGCAGAAAGAGCAGAAGCAAAACAGAGGGAGGAGGAAGCAGCAGAAGCAACAGCAGCAGCAGCAGCGGCAGCAGAAGCAAAACAGAGGGAGGAGGAAGCAGCAGCAGCAGAAGCAAAACAGAGGGAGGAGTTGGCAAAGCAGAGAGTAACTGCAAATCCATCAAGTGCAACTTTAGAACAAAAAGAAATACAAATACCACCCCAATCAATAACAGCAAATCCATCAAGTGCTACTTTAGAACAAGACGAAATACAAATACCACCGCAATCAATAACAGCAAATCCATCAAGTGCAACTTTAGAACAAAACGTAATACAAATACCACCACAATCAATAACAGTAACTCCATCAATTGCAAGTTTAGAACAAAACGAAATACAAATACCATCACAATCAATAACAGTAACTCCATCAAGTGCAACTTTAACACAACAAAAAAAACCATTATTATCACTAGATATAAATAAACGATTAAAATTAATAGAAAAAATAATTGAAACTATTAAAAAAATTAATAATGTATATAAAATATATACAAGATATATATATGTAAAATATATACAAAATTATTCAGATAATATAAAAGAAAAAGAAGAAGAAGAAAAAATTATAAAAGAAATTATAGAAAAAAACAAGATTAACGAATACAAAGATATATGTGATGCTATCAATATGTTAATGGTTTATTTAACAACTACTGCAAGAGATATACAAGAAAAATATATCGATCAAGAAAAATGCGAAGAATATAAATCATATTATGAAACTTTAGTTTTCAATAATAAAATAATAGAAGAAATAGAAAAAAATAAAGATAAAGATAACTATAAATACACCATAGAATATATGAAACAACTTAATACTACATTACCAAAAGTATTTGATGGAGTTGAAAATAAAAAAGAACTTGATGAATTATTATTTTCAAAACAAAAAGGAGGAAATAATAATTATAAAACATTAATAGATAATATATTTAATTATACTGAAGATTCAGATGAATACGATATATTATATGATTCTGATATATCTGAAGAATCAACAATTTCGATCAGATCAGATTATTCTGAGGATCTAATAACTCCATTATTGACTTCCCAAGCCTAATCTAGATATTTTTTCATAATATTCAGCTAATTTTTTATCACGATCTTCAATACGTGAGAGTCTTTCTTTTTCTCTTTTATCTTGTAAAATTTCTTCTTTTTTCTTAAAAAGTATTTCTTTTTCAGTCATACCTTTTTTTAATTTACGATCACTATATTGTTGATATTCTTTTACATTTTTAAATTGTTTTCGATTAATATCATTAGGTGTTCTTTCTTCTGTAAAAGCAACTTTAAAATCTGTATAACTTAAACTACTACTTGAAGTTTTACCAGAATAATCTGTAGTTTTATTGCCAATTTCAGAATGAATAATTTTAGAACAAGAAGGTAAAGCCTCGGGTTCTTTATATTTGATAACATTAGTGGAAGGTTTAACTCTAGTATCAAATGTTTTATTAAACTTTTCAGAACTAACAGTGGACTTACCAAAAACATTGTTAATATTAATATCTTCACGAACTTTACTAGAAGGTTCCATCATACTACCATAACCAAATTCTATATCTTCATCAATAAATTTATTTTCATCAAATGTTTTATTAAACTTACTACTGAAAGTATCATTCGCAACTTGTGATATACCAAAACGATTTGAAATAATAGTATTTTCTTTATAGTTTTGTTTAAGATCAAAATGTGATTTATTGGAATCTCTATTTTTAATTTCAATAGCAAGTTTTTGGAATTGTTCTGTAATATAATTAAAAAAATCAGGATCTCCTCCTTTATCTGGATGATTCTGTATAGCTAATTTTTTATAACTATCTTTTAATTGTGTCCATGAATAATTTTCAGGAAGTTTAAATAATTTACTCATAAATGAATCTTAATAAAATATCATAAAAAAAATAAACAAAAATTTACAAATTAAAGTTTATTAGTAAAAGATATTTTCTTAATTTTATTATAAGATGGAAACCATATTTTATAATCTTCAAAATATTATAATTAATTTAAAAAAATTGAATAATACTTTTACTGAAAATAAGATAACTACATACCATTATGATTTAGCAAAATTATATATATATCATCATTCAACAGAAAAATTAAAAGATATAAATAGTGAAATAGATACAATTGTAAATAATATAAGATCATTAGAAGTAACAAATAAATATTATCCAAAAGAATATAAAAATTTTATAATATGTGAAAAATTAAAAAATATAAAAGACCCATTAATATTATTAATAATTCATCCAATACATTATAATGATAATATAGAACTTCATAATATAATATTTGAAAAAGAAATTATTTTTGATGGAAAATTAGAATATAATAATTTTTTAGAACAATTATATCCCAATGAAAGTAATTTAATACAAAAGACAAATAAATATTATACAGATAAGCCTTTAAGATTATATTTATTATCAGAATGTAAAATAAAAAATAATAAATATTATATTTTAAATAATAATAATATAATATTAAATATAATTAAATTATCATTACATCCAAGATCATTAGATGATTTTGAAGGATTAACATATTCAATGAAATATAAATTATCAAATGTAAAATCAAATAAAGATGATAATTGTTTTATAATAACAAAAACAAGTTTAGAATATATAAATATTGATGATGAATATGAATCAATAGAAATGCCATATTATAAAAAGAAAGAAATTATATATAATCCAAAAGAATATTATTATCATAATGGATATAAATATATACGTAATTATAAAACAGTTAAAGAATTAATAACATTATTTAATAATTTAAATTAATTATAATTCAATTCAAAAAATAATTGGCATAGGTTCATCTTCAAATATAGCAGGATTATAAGAAAAATTAGCCCAATTAATTTTATCTTGATTATTTTTTAATATTTCTATAGCATTTTTGTTTGAAGATAATGCATACCAATCAATTTTATCTTGATTATTTTTTAATATTTCTATAGCATTTTTATTGGACGATAACATAAACCAATCAATTTTATCTAAGTTATCTTTTAATATTTCTATAGCATTTTTATTTGCAGATAAAACTAACCAATCAATTTTATCTTGATTATTTTTTAATATTTCTATAGCATTCTTATTTGATGATAAATACTTCCAATTAACTTTATCTAAATTATTACTTAATAATTCTATAGCATTTTTATTTTTGGATAATTCATCCCATATAATGTAATTCCTGTTATTTTCTAAAAAATGAATAATATCTTTATTATGATTTAATGGCATTTTTAAAATATTTGCTTCTTGTTCTTGTATAATTTGAATAGCATTTGGATTACTACATAATTGTGCAAAATTAACATCAGTCATTTTATTTTTTAACAAACTAATAGCATTTTTATTTTTTGATAAAAAATACCAATCAATTTTATCTTCATTGTATTTTAATAAATTCATAGCATTAGGATTAAGTGAAATATATTCCCAATCAATTTTATCAATATTTAGTTCAAGTAAATGAATTGCATTTTTATTTAAAGACAGATATTTCCAATCTAATTTATTAATATCAATCCATGGTAATAGTATTTTTCTTTTATTATTTAAAAAATGCCAATAATATTTTAAAATGATATTAATAATATTCTCATCAAATATAGATTTATTTAAAATAATATTAACAATTTTAAATTTAATTGAATCCATTTAATATAAATAAAATAATTAAATCATTTTTATTTTATATATGTAATACAAAATTATATCCAAATAATATTAAATTATATTTATCTATATATTTTTCATATAATATATTCCTTTCAATACAATATTGTATAAAAATATCTTTATTCGATTCAAGTAATATATATGTATTTTCTATATTTTCAGGATCATCTAAAACATTCCAATATTTAATATTACTTTTAAATACCATACTATTATCTTGTATAAGTGTATTTTCATAATATTTAATTGTTAATACATTACTTAGTAATCTATATTCTAATCTTTCTTTTTTAGGTAATTTATGTATTTCTATATTACATCTAAACTTATGTTCTTTTTTCCAATGTTTAATTTGACATTCTTTAGAGCAATAGCAACATAATTTACATTTGCTACAATATTTAAAATTATTTTTTTCATCAAAAATCAAACAATTTTCGCATTTACGAATATTATCTAAATTACGAAATTTATTCCATTTAACGATAATCATTTAGATATGTGTAATTATTTAAATCATTTTTTTATAAAAAAGTTTATATAAAAGCAACTTTAAGAATAATATTACCTCCAACATTAATTTCATCACCAACATATAATTGAGTTTTTTGAATAATTGATACAACATTATCATTAATAAATGTTTTATTAAAGCTACCAAGATCTCTAATAAATATTTTAGATGGATTAATTACTTTAAATTCAGCATGTAATCTTGATACATTAGGATCACGTAAAATACATATATCATTTTGTCTTGATCTACCAATTTTAAGTCTTTTGTTTTCCTGTATATCATAAAATTCTTTATGACATTTAGAATCATCAATTGATATACAATTTAATCTTATTTTATTTGACATAAATTGTTTAAAACATTTAAAATTACCGGGTTGTTTAAAATATTTTAAACAAATAGAATTCCATAAATTATTATTTGTAACAATATTATTATAATTTTTTTTAGAACTTAACATATATTTTATAATATCATCAATATTATCAAAATTAATAATAATATAATCAATTATATCCAAGATCATTTATATATTTTTAATTTTGTTATCATTTTTTAAAAAATTAAGTAATTGTTTTTATTATTGTAAATTCTTAATTTTAGTTTTATATTTTTAGCATCATATCAATTAAAAAGATAAATGATATATTTTGTTAGTTGGTATAATACCTTAATAAATTAACTATACAAACAATAAGAATCTATCCTACTACTTATAAAGGATTTAATCTTAATTTTTCAATATAACACTTTTGCATTTTTAATATTTACAATTTACTATTGTAAATAAATGAAACTGAATATTAGAATAAGTTTGCATAAATGAAAGATAAAATATAATTTTTATAAAAAAAAAATGATAACAGATAAATTTAAAAAAATATAAATGAAAAAGATAAGTATTGTAGTAGAAAATAATAGTTATTATATAGTTAATAATGATAAAGAAGAATTTTGGAAATTATGTGGATATAATTTTGGAGAAAGATATTGGAAAGGATTTTATAGGCATCCTTATATAGCAAATATTTTAATGAAAAAGAAAAATAATAAACGTAAATTAGAAATATTTTGGAAAAAGAATACAGAAGATAATTTTAATACTAAGATATTGAAGATATTAATATTAGAAAAAGAAGAAATAGAAAGAAAATTAGAATATGAAGCAAAAAAATATGAAAAAAAGTATGAAAATAAGGTGTAATCTGAATTATATAAAAAATAACTAATTTTTTATTATTTAATAAGATGAAGATAGCAATTACGGGTAAAATATGTTCTGGTAAATCAACCTTAGCAAATATAATTAAAAATAGATTAAATTTAGAGAAATATAGTTTTGCAAATAATGTAAAGAAATATGCAAAAGAATTATTTGATATGTCATATAAAGATCGTAAATTAATACAGGAACTTGCAGAAAAATTGAAAGAAATAGATAATGATATTTGGATAAAACAATTAGATAAAAATATAAAAGACAAAGATAATATAATTATAGATGATTTACGATTTGAAAATGAATATAATTACTTAAGATCAAATAAGTATTTTATAATAAAATTGTTAATTGATAAGAATCAACAGATAAAAAGAATAAAAGAACTTTATAAAGAAAATGCAAATGAACATATAAAAAGATTAGAACATATATCAGAATTGAATATTGATAAATTAAATGCGGATTTAGTAATTAATACAAATGATATTAATATTGATAAATTAATAGAAACTATAATTCATCAACCGTAAATAAAGGTTTGCATTCTCTTATAAGACTATTTTTATAATTGACCATTTTACAATTATTAGCGATTCTTTGTAATATTCTAGCTTTTTCTTTATATAAATCAGACATATCAAGTGTTTCAGCAGTTTTGCTTTGTTCATATAATTTATCGTATTCTTCAATTAAGACATCAAATATTTTGCGACTTATATTGATATATAAATCTGTAGGTGCTTCCATTTCTTGCCATTTAATGGGATCATTACTTGATAATTTAAACCATTTATCATTAACGACTTTGTATTCATCTTTATAAAAAAAATAAATAATAGTTGCTAAATCATAATGAGCACCTTTTGATCTAATAGCACTTTCAATTAAATCATTTAACATTATGCTTTTGTTATTTTATTTTTTGTTTATATATAATTTTTTAATATGGAAATCTCATTAATTTAAAACCAGTTGCTAAACCTATACCTTGTTGTGCAGATTGTGCATAAGTAGGACTTAATATATCTAATATAGCAAAAATACAAGCAGCGGTAGCAGATAATATAGCAATTTCCCAAGTATTAAGTTTATTAGGTCCAATCATATCAAGTAAATATGCTACAATAGCAATCATAAGACCTTGGAAAAGGTATTTTAGAGCTTTTAAGATAAGTTCATTTATATCTACGTCATACATTTTATTATATATAAAGATATAATTTAAAATCAAATTAAAATGTCTGAAACAAAAGTAGATTATTTAGATGAAGACGAACCATTGAGAAATCAAAATTATGTTTGTGTATCTTTTTTAAATCCAGAGGATGTTATTAAAAATAAAGAAGCTTATTATTTTTCAAAGTTTATTAATAAGTTTTCAGATGATATGTCAGAATTATTAAATAATTTAATTAATAAATATCCAGATAACAAAGATATAATTACAAGTATTAAAGATAATCATAATTATATTTTTAATAAAGATGAATTAAATGATCAATTAACATTTTTCAAAAATACAAATGCAGAAAATATTGAAAAAGATTTTCATGCTGAAAATGATTTTAAAACATCTGTAAGAGGCATTAAAGTAAGAGGGGTATATGATACAGTAGAACAAGCTAAATTGCGTTGTGAAACTTTAAAAAAGAAAGATCCATATTTCCATATTTATGTAGCACAAGTAGGATGTTGGTTACCATATGAAAGTCATATAGCATCTAATGTAGAAAATCAAGAATATACTGAATCAGAACTAAATACATTAATGAAACATTATAAGGAAAATAAAGAAAATAAAGATATGGTATTTGATAATCGTAGAACTGATGCTATAAAATCAGTAAAAGATGAACAATCTGTTGAAGATATAACAGATACATTGAATAATACAGAAGATCCATGGTTAAGTGCGAAAGGTTGAAGTTAAAAATGTATAACATAACATTAAAATGAAACAAAGTAATAAACCCTCATTTAGATTAGAATTAAAAAAATTTGATCCTAAAAAAATTAAAGATGATTCTGTTATTGTAGCAATTGCAGCACGTAATAGAGGTAAAAGTGTATGTATAAAAGATATATTATCATATCATACTGGAATACCAATTGGTTTGGTAATTTCTCCAACAGAACATGCGAATTCTTATTTTCAACATTTTATACCTAAATTATTGATACATGATGAATATACACCTGATATAATAAGTAAATATGTTCAAAGACAACAAAAAATATCAGGAAAATATAAAAAAGAGTTAGAAACGTATGGTTATTCTTCAGTTGATCCTCGATCATTTTTAGTAATGGATGATGCTATGTATGATAAATCTTGGACAAATGATGCAAATATTCGTAAAATATTTATGAATGGAAGACATTATAAGATATTGTTTTTATTAACAATGCAATTCCCTATGGGTATAAGTCCTGCTTTAAGAACAAATATTGATTATGTTTTTATTTTTAAAGAAAATATTAAAAAAAATCGTGAAAGGTTATATGATCATTATGCAGGAATGTTTCCAAGTTTGCAAGTATTTGAACAAGTTTTAGATCAAGTTACACAAGATTATGGATGTTTAGTAATAGATAATAGAGCATCAGGTTCTAAATTAGAAGATCAAGTTTTTTGGTATAAAGCTGATCCAAACAAAAACTTTAAATTATGTAATTCTGATTTATGGGATATGCAATCAATACAGGATGAAAAAGAAAAATTAAGTAATTATGATGATAAAGAAGAAGAAGATGAACAATATGATCCAAATATTGTAGTAAAAAATAGTAAAAATGCGTGTAAAATTACAGTTAAGAAGAAGCAATATTAAAACCAGTTTCAATTACTTCTGGAATATAAGTAGGTGTTGATTCAATATTAGTAATTTTATTCATTGAAGAGTATATATAATAAGTAACAAAAGTTATAATAATATATAAAACAATAAAAGTTAATAAATCTTTAACAGTAATTGTTTGTTTTTTTTCAAAACTATTAATAATTATAAAAATTATTAAAGCTATACATAATGAATATATATAATACATTTTATTTTTTATATTTTAAAAAAACGATTTGTTTATACGTATTACTTTAACATCCTTATTTATATCAGATGGTTCTATTAGATCATCGTCTGATTCTATAGATTCCTTTAAATCCATAGATTCATTTAAATCCATAGATTCTTTTACATTTGTAGATTCCTTTAAATCCATAGATTCATTTACATTTGTAGATTCATTTACATTTGTAGATTCATTTACATTTGTAGATTCATTTACATTTGTAGATTCATTTACATTTATAGATTCATTTACATTTATAGGTTCTTTTACAGTTATAGGTTCTTTTACAGTTATAGGTTCTTTTATAATTGTAGGTTTATTTAAATCTATAGATTTATCAGTTTTTATAGAGTTTATAAAAATATTAACTGGTTTAATTGGTTCTATGTTTTGTTGAGTTTGTTGAGTTTGTTGAGTTTGTTGAGTTTGTTGAGTTTGTTGA